GGAACACAATATGTTTATTACTTTTTTAATCATTCAACTAGGATAACGCACCGATACTTCTCTGCAGCGTTGATAAGTTTGTTCTCAACCAGCTTAATTTCTTTGATATTGAACTCTTTCTGCATTGGGTTTCTGCCATCCGGCAGGACCAACATCACCCCAGCGTTGGCACCTTCAGGACTTTTGCAAAAATTCTGTAGTAGTTGCACCACCATGCTGGTGTTATAGTTCAAATAACCAGTCTTCAGCTGTTTATCTGTTGGGTTAGATAGATCTATTTTTTTCATCTCTTCTTTCCTTGTCCTCTGTATTTTTTGAAATTTCTACGCTTTTGTTTGTTTTTTGGTCTGGACCTGACGCTCTGACCAATAGATGTTCTCTTTTTTGGTCCAGGTATGTGCTCAACAAATAGTTTACTCTTCCTCGCCAACGATCTCTCCTTCAATCAAAACTTTATTATCTTCGTATATTTTTTTCATTTTTGACTCGAGCTCTTCTATTGATAGGTCCTCTATCTTACCAGTCAGACTTATTTTTTGCTCGATGTATAGCCCTGCTGCTTTTCCTCTAGCAACTTCTGCATTCGCCGCTGCGCTGAAAGCTCCCTTAGCAAGAGCCTCTTCGCGTATACGACCGAGTTCTGTGATGTGTTTTTCAAAAGTAATCTCGTATTTTTTCTGTATTTCGGACCTGAGCTCGCCAATGTATTTGACGACGAGTGGGAACTTGTTTGCATTGCGGAGTTCAGACGCGCGTACATGTGCTGACCCTTCAGCATAACCTGCTTCCAAAGCGCATTCAGTTGGTGTCTTACGTCCTTCATTGTAGACCAATAGCTCCGCAAATTTCTTTTGTTGTTCTGATAATTGTTTGGGTAAACCCATGATGTAAAAATAAGTTAATTTACTTTTGATTACAAGTTTATTCTATGATTTTTTTAATTTTAAGTCGGCCCATGTCTTCGTAGAGAGATGCCGTGACCTCGCGGCACTGCATGTATATTCCCTGCTGTTCTTCTCCGATATTTCTAGAAATAATACGTTTCTGCTTAAGACAGTCGCTCAGACCCTCAGTCGGCACCATCTCAATTGTCGAACCGTTTTGTATCATGAGTATTGCAAATACAACTTTAATGGTTTCCATTCTTTCTTTCCTCCAGGTCTATCAGTCTTTCCTCATGAAACTGTATAACCATGTCATTTTTTAATATCATTGGTATCTCTGCTTCCATCTGTTCTTTTAACTTGTCTACGTTTTCGCCAAGATATTCCACGAGCATGTAGAGCTCCTGGACCTGTGGACTGACCATGGCGCCTTTGGGGACACCGTCAATGAAATTGTTAGCAGCTTCTAAATCTTTTTCCATCAATTGTATTTTTGTTTCAATGGTATTTAAGCGCTCAATTATCGAGAAATAGCTCATGGTGCCGACCGCAACTGCAGCCAGGATGGCTAAAAGGTTACGAGCCGGGAGCGAAATTTGTGTTGCGTCCGATAGTTTCATTACAACAACGGATTATCTAATGACGCTTTCAACTCTTCTAGTTTTGCATCAAGAAACTTAATAGCTGCATCGTTTATCTTAGCGTCTGCTTTGACAGCCTCTATTGCTTTGATTAAAGTTTCTATCTTTTCGTTTGTGGTGGATAAATCAACCGTTTCATTAATTACAAACTCTTGGTTTTCTAACTGTGCGATACGATTATTGAACTCACCCCAGGCCATAAAGCCACCACCGATAGCACCAATAACGCCAAGTAGTGCAGCGTAGGATGATAATTTACTGAACATTTCTTGCATTTAATAACTCCATAAGATTTCTATATGCATCACTAGTTTTCTTCTTGTGCTCACGCATTTTTATTTCATGCTGAACCACAGGATCCGTGCCTGCAATGCTTGCTTGCGTAGCATATATGGTTTTGTTATAGCTTGCAAGACTGGCCTGTAGGAAGAAATTTGGATCACCTCCAGGCAGCTGACGCGTGTCAAACAAAGCAGCATTTGTGTTGAAATAACTAGAGATGTCTGGAGCCTGCGCTGATATTTCACGTGACACAATCTCATTGACTACATCGAGCGTGACACTGACTCTCTGCATTTCGTTCTTTATCTTACTTTGTATCGCCTTTTCTATGGCTGCAACTTTTATGTCTAAATCAACTTCCACATCTGAGCTAGGTTGTTCTTGAGTTGGCTCCTGGATTGTCTCTTCTTGTTCGGCAATCTCTGTTGTCGGTGCTGGTTCGTCTGTAACAACTTCTTCGCTACTGGGTTGCTCTGTAATTTCTTCATCTACAATCTCCTCTTCGATTGGCTCTTCTTTTATTTCTTCCATCTCTGGTTTTTCTTCGACCATCGACACCTCCTCTACAATCTCTGGCTCCGGTGCTGGTTCAGGTTCTGTTTCCATAACAACCTCTTCAAAGATTTCTTCTATAAACTCTTCTTGCATCTCTTCTGTAAATTCTTCTGCAAACATTTCCTCCATAACTATTTCTTCCATGTATACCTCCTCCATCGGAGGCAGTTCTTCAAACATCTCTAGTGGTGGTAGTTCATCAAAAAGCTCTACATTAGAATCATTCCAATCTAACTCTTCAACCATGACAACATCGACCGGAATAAATTCTTCCATGACAACTTCTTCGTAATAGTCATCTTCAAAAAAAAATTCAGTCGGCATCAAATCATATATTTCTTCTATTTCTACTTCCTCTTCAAACTCAAACACAGGATTGAACGTGTATTCAATCTCAGGTGGTGGCTCTGTAAATATATCTTCTGGTATTGTAAACTCCATCAACTCAAACTGCTCTAGTTGCTCTTGCACGTCTTCTATCTCGTCTTGACCAGGACATGTCGGTGGGTTCTTTTGCCAACAATAAACCACACTAGTGGACGTTGTGCTTGACAGTGTATTGTAATCAACAGTGACCACTGGGTCCCGCACATCCACGCCTGCATGCCCACCGTTATAATTTTTATTACCCTGTATATCAAAACTAAATCTTACAGTTAATGTGCCGTGTTGGTTTTGTGCGTCTGGTGCAAGTGTGAGTTGATTAGAGTACGGATTGGTTTGGTAGTTGTGGTTTGTTGTATCATGGAACGTTGTGCTTTGTGTTGTTGTGTCAACACCGTTAGTTGCAGTTTGTGTAAGTGTGACTGTTGACTCGACAGGGTTCCACCACCGTATCTGTGCACCAAAGGTAGATGTAAAACCTAATTGTAATTCTTCTAGTGATAAATGATCGTCCGAGTCTATTGTTGTTTCTGCATACTTACCGTGCTTACCAGTCAGCCAGGTAGACTCGTTGATATCAGAACTGTCTGGATACATGGTCCCAACCCAACTACCATCATTAAAAGATTGTGATACTAAATTACCAGTGGTTGCAGGATTACCAGATGTAATGGTTGTGATAGTTGTGGTGTCACCAACGTTAGGTGTATCTTCTAAAATTACCTCGGTTGCACTACTGACGGAGAATATTAGTAGGCTCACCATTGCTATCAAGAATATACTTATCCTTAGCATCCATATCCTCCAATATTTCATTGTCTACTTCTTCCATATATCTTAACGCTGACACATACTCTTCATAGTCTGGTCTTTGTTGGTCATATTTATTCCATTCATCGAGTGCTTCATCACCAATTTTACCGTTAAATGGACATGGTGTGCCGGCATGCGCCATAGCTGAAAAGACTCTGCTGTCTTGACAGAGTATAGATACGGCTGCAACTTTCATATTAAAATCAAATAATAGTTTGGACAGTTTCATTCTTTCACAGTTCATATCTCTTTTTGTAATACCAATGCTGCCACCAATTAATGGCTTTTGAATACCTAGTCCTACACCAACAGTACAAAGATCTTGTGACATTGCGGAGATACCTGGAGCTGATGCAGACGGCACAGTCCTGGTGTCTCCAGTGTAGCTGTTGTTATTGTTTGTAGTTGAATTGTTTGTGGTTGTAGATGATGAGGAGCCTGATTGATAGTTTGTTGTTGCTTCACTGTGATAGCCACCAGTGATTGCAGTGTTTGTAGCTGATGATCCTGTAGTTGATTGTGTGTTGGTTGTAGCACCTGCACCAGTGACGTCAGCAAGAACTGGTCCCATCAAACTTGATAATACCCACAAAAAAAGTACGGTTATTCCTATAGCAATAATAATATTTTTTAACACTTCCACCTTCTCCTAGCTTGTCTGAGTCTAGAATTAGGATTTTTAGCAGCTTTTGGAAATTTCTTCATTTGCCCTGCACTACGAGCACAAAAAGATTTGCGCCTCTTTGCAGCCTTGCTACCTGGTTTAACTTTGCCTGTAACTGCTGTCTTTAGTTTAGATCCTGGGTTATCCCTTCTATACTTTGCAACACCAGCTTTTGTCATACCAGCACCAGCTTTGGTGGGCCTGAAATACTTCTTCGTTCTAGGCGGCATACTACTTTTTTTTCTTGCCACTGCGTTCTCCTAATAATACTTTGAATTTTTGCACACGGTTACGTGCGTTGCGCTCAGACTTAGCGTTCTTTTTGTCTAATGCAGTTTTAACATCTCTTCTAGCTTTCATCAACCCTTTTACCAAACTACGTTTGTATGGTGAGTCTTTCAGCGGAGATTTCTTATACTTTTTTCCTTTTACGGTTATGTGCTTTGCGGATGGCATCTTTACCTCGTTTAAATATATTAACTACTTGGTTTTTGCCCATAACTTTAGCACGTTGTTCGCCAACTGTTAAGATTTGTATTTTGCGAGCAAACGGTTTAGAAACCTTTTTGACCTTCGCCACAGTCTTCCTGGCATCTTGCGGAGTCGCGAACGCAATACGTACAGTGTCCTTCGGATTTTCATCTGTATATAATCTCCTTCCTGAACCTTTTGGTTTTTTACCAGTCCCTTTTTTGGGATCAGCCATTAGATCATGCCTTCGTAATATTTTTTAAGACTTGGGTTGCCAACCTTTTGACCATCAACATTTAGTTCTATGAAAGAACCAACATAGCCTCCGTCAGCAGCTTTTTTTCTTTTCTTAAATGTTGCAACGTTTGTTGGTTTACCTCCAACACCTTGTGCTTTAGATCTTTTACGAGACACAGCAGAACGCCTTTGACTTTCTGTCATTCTGTTTGCTTTAGCTCTTGGAACACACTTAGGATATTTTCTTTTAGCGTCTTTTTTTTGTTTTGATCGACCGCACTTGGCAAAGCCCCCACCTTTTTTCTTGGAGCCTATATCTACCCAATCTTGTTTGAACCATTTATCTAGTCCTTTGTGACCAGACATTTAAACTATCCTTGTTCTTTTCTCTTTACCCTTCATGATAGCACCACAACCTCTTGCAACAAAGCCTCCGTTTTTTAAACCTTGAGCTTTTAATCTTTTAGTTGCCTCTATCAAACCACCTTTTGCTTTCTTACCGCGGAAGTCTTTTCTTTTTACACCTGAAGGATCTTTTATTTTACCTGCACAAATTTTAGACGCGTAGGCGTTTGCGTAAGCAGAAGGATAAACCTTAAACTTACGCTTTGCTGCAGCTTTTCCTCTTGGACAAAGTTTGGTCATTACATACCTTTTTTCTTCATCATGCCGCCGCCTCTTTTCATAGCTCGCTTCATCATACCGCCGCCTCTTTTCATAGCGCGTTTTTTCATGATTCCGCCACCCATCATTTTTGGTTTAGCCATGCCGCCGCCTCTTTTCATAGCGCGTTTCTTGGTAGCTTTTTTCTTTTTCTTTTTAACGGCGCCGCCTCTTTTCATCTTGCCTTTGCCGTCGGCTGCAAAGAATGGAACTTTCTTTCCGTCCTTCATAACCATTTTTAATTTATGTTCTGGCATTTCTGTATCTCCTATAGGATTGTCGTTTTAAAACTGTACCCTCATAATAATCTGAAGGCCAGTTGTCATAGTATCCAGTTTTACGTAAGTTGTCACTAGCTTTTTCTAACTCATCGAATTTTTGTATCAAAACCATCATGAACTCATTGTCTGGCTCCCAGTCACCTGTCTCCAAAAACTCTATGGGCTCTGGCTCTTCTCCATCGTATGGGTGTGAGCACATGAGATATATATCCTGGGGGACTAGCACCCTGTTTAGTATATCTATAACTGCATTTAGTTCCTCGGTATCATAGCCAATATCATCACAACCAACTAAGACTATTTGTATATTTGGGTCCTTCGCTAGCTTTGCACCCTCTATAATCTTATCTTGAAACTCAACAAAATTATGGCATTCCAATATTCTATATTTCTTTTGTAGTCTAGCCATCCTGGCGTATGGACAAACGGGAACATTGCCCAAATATTCATTCTTTGGTTCAAGATATTTTTCAGACCATTGCAGTATATCTTCAGTTATCGATCTCATTTAAATGTTTTTTAAGCATATCTAACAGCCAGGGGTTGTCTCTGTATACTCCCATCATCGCATTAGATATTGTATTTACTACTAATTCTTCTGCGTCATCTTCCTTGAGTGGGCCGTTCGCTTGGTTAAGAGAATAAATATATACTATCGCATGCAGGATTTCGTGCCATGTGGTATTGCAGCGCTCTTGTGGC